GGGCCGTACTTGGCGAGGACGGCGCGAAGTCCGCGCAGTGTCACTTCATCGGCGGTCCCACCTTCGCTCTGACAGGCGGAATAGAACAGCTCCAGCAACGTGCGATCGGTGCCGGTGTGCTCGGGATCGATGTATTCAGGGTTGCGGTCAACCCAGATGCGCTCTGGCGCGGTCAGGTGGACAACGGGCAGGTCATCACCCACCACCGGGGCGGGGACCGCCTCCAGCGAGGCGCGGGCGCGGGTGGCAGTTATCTCGAAGGAGTCAAGGCAATCACCGACGGAGGTTGAATCCCAGTCCCCAACCTTGTTAATCGCTCTGTCCAGGGATTCATACTTGCGCAGCATCTCCTCACACAGCGCGCGGAAATCAGCGCTCATCGCCCGCCTCCTCCAGCGCTTGGGGCTTGGGTAGCGGGCTGGGGTGAGGCTTGGCGCAGTGGCTGCAGGTGGTTCCTTCCGGCCAACCCCGTAGCGGCACATAGCCCACCTCACTCAGGCGGTAGTGCCATGAATGGGCACCGATAAAGCAGAGGAATCTGTCAAACATCGCCCGCCTCTTCCAGTGCCTGGCGCAAGCGGTGGAACATGAGGCTGCGCTCCTCGGTGATTCCGAGACCCTGCCTGGCCATAATGTCCTTGATGGCGTAGAGATCCCTCAGCGCCTGCTCCCGCAGCGCCGTGATCGCCTGCTCCCGATTCGACGGCGCGGGCGGGCGCCATCGTGGGGTGTGGTGCCAGGGGCGGCCACCGACAACGGACCAGTGGCACATATCCCAAAGTCCATGGAATAGCACCTGCACCATTCCAGATGCGTAGCCATCCTGCGTAACGTCCCCATCCGCCTCCGTAGGCGGCCGATCCGTGATCGGTTCCGGCCACCCCGCCGCCCCCTTCTGCCTCTCCTCCGCGGCCAGCCGCTGGGCGGCGGCGAGGGCTTGGGCGTAGCCCCAGTTGGCGGCGCCTTGCATCCGTCCCTCGAAGGTCATGAAGAAGGGGTTGAAGCTGCCGAAAGGCACTGGCGGGCACTGTGGACCCTGCTGCGGTGACGTCATCGCCCCACCCCCCACTCGAAGCGAGCGCCGGGCGTGAAGTCAAGGCTGATGAGCCGCCACGAACACCGCAACCCCCGGGGGAATAGCCGGCGGATGCGAGCGGCGAGCACATCGGGATTAACGGCCTGCAGGGCGAACTCAGGCCGCACGGTCCAGCGGCAGCCGGTCGCGGTGTTGTGGTCGATCGATAGAAACCGGCGGCTGTGGCGGCACTGGATCAGCCAGCGTGTTCGCGAGCTGGTGGGTAGCAGCGGCGAGCTGTCGAACCTGGCCGAGCTTCTGAGCGAGGGCAAGACAGGCGGTGAAGCGGCCTTCCTGGAGGTCTTGGTAGACCCGGCGGTTGAGCTTGGCTTGCAGTTCGGTGGCGGCATTGTCGAGGGCATGGTTGCGGCGGATAGGTGGGTGTGGAGGGTGGTCATGGCTGGCATTCCCTGATGTGCTTTGCGGCTCCGGTCCCGTCGCACTCGGGGCAGTTCCTGTAGGTGGTGCCGCTGATGCCGATCGATTTCACGGTCTGGCCGCCGCCGCCGCAGCGATGGCACCAGCCCGTTTCGCGTTCCCAGTCCCAGCGGGTCTGTTCGATTTCAGCGCTGGTGACGATGACCCGCTGCATGTCACGACGGGGCGGAAACTTCGGGGCGCCCTTCCGCGGGCCACGGGTGTAGAAGCCGAGCGGGACGGAGCCAGTGAGCATGACCCCGAGACCGCGCTCGATCGATTCGTAAATGCGTGGCTGCCATTCGTCAGGCAGTCCATGCACGCGCCTGGCGGCGATGGTGTGAATGTCGGGGGCGTTGCTCATCCCTTCAACCCCTCAATCCTCTCCGCGAGCCAGTCGGCACGCTCACGGGTTGTGATGGCCCGTGCGAATGCACCCCGAACCCGGAACTGATCCTTGAACATGCTGAGCAACAGCTTCAGCTCGGCCGGCTTGGTGTTGTTGATGCCGTCGAGGGCGACCAGCAGGGCCTCCACCTCTTCGGCATCCGGGGCCGGATCAGCCGCGGCCACCGGTGCGGGCGTTGCGGCCGGCGGCGTGGGGACTGGTGCAGGATCGGGCGCTGGTACCGCGGGCTCCTGAGCTTGGGGTGTCGCGGCCGGTGATGGGGTGTCCTGGTCGGTGGGGTTGCCCGTCCGCCGCTCAGGACTCGCAGACTCTACGGCCGGCTCCTGCTGGAGGTGGAGGGGCGGCGTCTGCGTCTGCTGAGAGATAGGCTCGCCTGCGACAAAGGAACCGATCACGGCAGCCGGGCCCAGCAGCGCCGACTCGGTCACACGAGCAGCGGTGTTGATGCTTTCCGGGGAAAGAGGCTCGACCGGCAGCATGCCGCTGCTGATCTCTCCGCCACCTTCATGTACAAGGATCGCTTCGATGAAGGAATGCTTGCCGCTGTTGAGCTCGTCGAAGCGGTGGAACAGCGCCAGGCCGTAGGCACCGGGGAGAATGTAGGGATCACCAGATCGGTCCCACTGGTAGTTGGCCAGGGCCTTGAACAGTGCCGCCTGCCGCTGCTCGAGGGCGGCAAGGTCGTAGTCCGGTGCGGCCGGCGCCGGCGTCGGGTTTTCGGACATCAGAGGAAGAGGGCGGGCGGCAGTCGCCCGCATGCCCTGGATCTTAAGCCATAAGGATTCGCAGAAGGCGGGGGGGGGGTGACTGCTGATACCGATTTAGGGAATGTTCACGGTGCACCAGCTCTTCACCCATTGTTTGGGCAGCAGGTCCCCGGTGTCATCCCGTAGGGCCGTCAGCTCGGCGCCGCTGTAGTCATCTCCCAGCAGCATGTCCTCCAGCCGGTCCCGCTGGTCCGTGGGCACGTGCTCGAGCATGTCACCGACCGCCACCCCAAGGGCCAGGGACCGCCGCTTGGCTTCCGATCGCATCGTGTCGCGCAGGTCGGTGCAGGTCGCCGCGGCCTCTTCGTCTGTGATGGGCGGCAGGGCCATGGCCGGCCAGTCGAGGGCGCCGGTAAAGCAGGCCCAGAAGTCGCTCCCTGTCCATGGTTTGCCGTCCGGGTGGCAGATGGGCTGGGCGGCCTTGACCCGCTCGCGCAGGGCGTGGTCCGTGATCACGCCGTACTCACCAGCGGCGAGCATGTGGTTCATGGTGCCCAGTGCGCGGAACACCAGGGGCGAGGGCCCGCGGAGCCGGGCGTTCTCCAGTTGGCTCCACTGGCTGTTGAACACGTGGGCAACGCCTACCGCCTGGCCCCAGTCCTGCGGGGTGTTCTGCGACCAGCCCTGAGCGATGCGCCAGCGGCGCAGGTGCTGGCCGAATCGAACGGCGGCGGCCTCAAGCTCGGCTGAAATTGCGTCGCTGCGAAAGCGGGACAGTGGCATGAGAAGGGGAGGCCTCTCCCTTGGGTATCCTCAGACCTTAAGGCTTAAGCATGTTTAGGGACATCGGCAAAAGGTGCGGATGTGCGCCATATCACGCCCGCCACTCCACCCCCGCCCCCAGGCCGTCCTCATCGCCTGCGAAGAACACGGCGCCGGTGGCCCCCTGCCCCAGCGCTTCGCCCGCCAGCTCACGATCAAGCGGCTGCCAATCGGGTTCGCCGTCGCCGATCGCCAGCCCCATCCGCCGGGCCGCGGCGTCGATCACGATGCTGATTCCCAGCGCCCGCAGGTGGGCCCACACCATCCGCCGATCGGCCACGGTGTCGGCGCCACCAGCGAACCGTGCAAGAACCGTGCAGATCTGCTCGCGGGCCTCGGCGCCCAGGGCGGTGAGCGACGGCGCCGCCTGCAGCTGGGCCACATCGCTGCGGGCTTCCGCCAGCACCCGCCGGGCGTCGGCCAGCTTCACGTCGAGAGCCGCGGCACGCCGGGCCAGCACCGCTACCACCGTGGCGTCGGCCTCATCCGCCAGGGCCTGCTCGCCGGCGGCGTGCTGCTGCTCCAGCTGGTGCACCCTGCGGTCGGTAGCTTCCTGCCGGGCGATCGCCTGCGCGAGGGCCTGGGTTCGATCGCCGCCGGCCGCGGCCTCGAGCATCGCCGCGAACTGATCGCCGGTCAGCCGCACCAGCAGGGCCGACTGCGCCATGGTCAGGGCCACCATGGGAGACGTGCATCGATTGCCGCGGCCGACACCACGACAGCGCAGGTAGAGGTAACGGCGCTGCTGCCCCTGGCTCAGGCTGCTGGTGGTGCCGGTGGCCCCCATCGTCTCTCCGCAGACGCAGCGGGTCAGGGTGGCGCCGATCCATCGGTGCTGGTCGGTGCGTCCGCACGCTTTCGGCCTCCTGCGTGCGATTGCACTGAGCAGGTCGGCGTGTTCGTCGGGCGTGAGCAGCGCCGGGAAGTAGCCGGGCTGTGGCTCGGCCCACTGCTGCCGGGGGCGGGCGGGCCACTGCTCGGGCGGGATCCCCTGCCGGCGGGCCTGCGCCACCTGTTCTTTCCATGCCCGGAGGGCGGCGGCGTGGCCCGGGGCCCGCATGGGCCGGGCGCCGTGGATCTGCGGGCTGGTGATCAGCTGCTCCACCGTGCTGTAGCTCCAGAGGATGGGGCGGGCCCGCCCCTGGCGTGCAGCGATGACCGCCCCGGGCGATGGCACGCCTTCCTGATTCATCAGCCGGGCGATGGTGGTGGCGCCCTGGTGCAGGCTGAGCTCCAGCACGCGGCGCACCACGTCGGCGTAGCTGGTGAACCGCCAGCCGGCGGGGCCCAGATCGATCCATGACGGCGCCTGCCCGGGTGCAACGGGCCGGCCGGCGCGGATCTGCTGGCAGCGCTGGTCGTGGGCGAAGGCGACGCGGCGGGAGAGGCGTTCGCTGAACTCGTGCGCAGCGGAGAGGCGCATAAGCAGTTCCTGCAGCTCGATGGGGTTGGCCCTGATGCTCTCGCGGCTGTAGTCCCGGTCGTAGCTGAGGAGGCTCAGGGTGATGCCGGCGTTCAAGATGTCGTCGGTGAGCACCGGCAGCACCGCCAGCGGGAACGACCGCGAGAACCGGTCGACGTCCTCCACCAGCAGCGCCACCGGCTGGCCCCCGAACCGGCCCGCCCGGTGGTCGGCGAGGAACCGGCCCAGGTCGCCGTCGGCTAGGTGGTCACCGGCGAAGGCCGACACGCCGGCATCGCTGTAGGCCTTGCCGTCCCACAGCTGCCAGCCGCGGGCGCGGCAGTAGGCCTCGGGGTCGGCGGACTGGCGCGCCATGCTGGTGCCGGTGGTCTGGCTGGCGGAGCTCCAGCGGGAATAGGCGACAGCCAGCATCGGGACCGGTGAATGGGTTGGGAGCATGCGCTGCCCCCGGGCGGCTGTTCACTTGTCCACAGCGGAGAATCCGGGCCTCGCTATCCGGCTTGTGGGCTGGTGGGGTCATGCGCCGATCCCCAGCGGCTGTTCACTTGTCCACAGCGGAGAATCCGGGCCTCGCTATCCGGCTTGTGGGCTGCCCGGATTCTACCCCCTGTTCTGCCTTGGTCCATTACGTTGCATGAACCGCACTAGTCCAACGCAAAACGCCGGATAAGGTGGAAGCACGACCGGGGAGAGGCGATGCCCCCCGGTCGACACCAAGCCTTTCCACCATGAAGAACCTCCACCCCATCGAGTTGGCCCTCGTTCTGCTCCTGGTCGTCGGCGCCGCTGCCGGCCATCTGCTCATCGTGCTGGCGTCGTTGCTGCTGCAGCGCACCCAGCCCACACTCCCCGCCGCACCACCGCCCCCACCGGCGCCGGCCGCCGTCTCCCATCTGATCTGCCACCTCGAATCCATGACGTGCGCCCAGCTGCGGGCCGCGGCCGGCACCTCACGCCGCCTGCGCAAGGCGGAGCTGATCGCTCTGGTGGGGGCGTTACCGGTCTGAACCCCAGGCCGGCAACGCCGCTGCTGCTACCAGTGCGTTACAGTATGGGCATCGGGGGGAGAAAACCCCGGCAGGTGCCACCCATGCACCGAATCGCTCCCAGTAGTTCGGGAGCCGCCAGCCGGCTACAGGCGTTAAACCGAGCCGAGCCGCTCCCAGCAGTCCGGGAGCACACAAAACACTCCCCATCGCTCCCCAGCAATGACCACCACTACTCGCCATCCCGCAGTCGTTCAAGCCCTGAACTTTGCGATCATCCAGACCGGATGCAGCAAGCAAAAAGCGGCCATGGCCGTGATCCGCGCACTGACCGAAGAGGGCGTCCCTTTCCGACCTGCTTACGAAGCCGTGTGGGGCCCCGGCTCTTACCGCGAACTGACCGATGCAGTGCATGACGCGATGCAGCCGGCCTGACCCCCACGGCCCGCCGGAGCCCATCCGGCACCCTCCCCCATCGCTCCCCAGCCATGACAGCAACCACCTCCCGCACCAGCTACGCCACGCGCCAGGAAGCCATCGCGGACGGCTGGCGATCGGTCAACCGCAAGACCGACCGCGACGTCTCCGGAGGCAACTTCATGGGCTATGAGTACGAAAGCCCTGACGGCCAGCGTTCGGTCACGATCACCTTCACAGCAGCACGGAACAAAATCGGCACCATTGGTTGTTGCGCGCCGATGTTCCGTGCCTGACCCCAGCAAATGGGCCCGCTACCGGGCCCGCCTGGCGGGCGATCTCCCCCCGGCGCCGCTGTGCCCCACCTGCAGCCGGCAGATTCGTGGCGCTGGCCGTAATGGCCTCTGCTCACGCTGCTGGGCCGTCACCCCCGCAGGGCGTGAGGATCTCAGGCAGCGAGTGGCGCGCTCTCGTCGTCGAGCATCAGGGGCGAGCTGAGCAGCTTCCAGCGCTTCGCGAGCAGCGGCTGGTGGCCAGCCAGGAAGTTCAGTCCCTTGGCCGCGGCGAAGCACCGCTCCTGGCCATCGCGCCCAGCTGCGGGCCGCGGCCGGTACCTCCCGCCGCCTGCGCAAAGCTGAGCTGATCGCTGTGGTGGGGGCGTTGCCGGTCTGAACTTCCAGGGGTTGACGGATGTGCAAGGATCGTGCTGTCCGGCAGAGGTGTCGGGCAGTACGTCTATCCCGGCGCATGCCGGCAATACCCATGACACCATCACTCGGGCTTACCGCCCGCGCGTGGAACGGCATCAGCATCAGCCGCCGCATCAGCGATGGCTACGTGAACGCCACAGCCATGTGCAGGGCCGGCGGCAAGCGGTGGAACCACTACGCCGCCAACGACCGCTCACAGGCCTACATTGCTTCCCTCGCAGCCGTTACCGGAAATCCGGCCACGGGCCCGGGCGGTCTGATCCAGACCATTCAGGGCGGCCGGCCCCACCTCCAGGGCACCTGGATCCATCCGCGCCTCGCGATCGATCTGGCCCGCTGGATCTCGCCCGCCTTCGCCGTTTGGATGGATGGCTGGTTCCTTGAGGAGCTGACCGGCCAGCCGCAGGCCCAGCCCCAGCCGCGCCGGCAGCGGCGGGCCCAGGACGACACGCTCGGCGAGGCCTACTGGAACTTCTGGGACACGGCCACCAGGCCCCAGGCTCACGGCCAGGCGCTGGTCGAATGCCTCGCCCAGGACCGGGCCCGGCCTGGCCACCGGATGACGCGGCACCGGATCCGCCTCCACGCTCAGCGGATCCTCGACCTCTTCCCTGAGCTGAGCGTGCGGGAGCAGTTGGCGCCGGTGGCCGAGCTGCTGAGGGAGGCGGCTTACCGTCTCGAGCAGGTGGAGGAACCGATGGGCAGGTAGGCGCTCCCGCGCGGCCGGCCCCCATAGAGTCATCCCGGGGGTCGGTCCCACCCGTAAGGGCGGACGCCGTGAGCGATTTAGACGGGTCGCTCTGGAACGGTACCGAAGGCCCCCACCCGCTGCAGGTCTCTACGTCTAATCAGGCGTAGGGGCCATTTTCGTGGGGCCACGAAAAAGCCCGGGGATCTCACCCCCCGGGCTGGTGGTCTGCCTTCGTTGTCCGTGGTCCTCGACGATGGGCCCTCGCCCGCGCTCAGTCTACGCAGACTGACGCCAGAAGCGCGCCCACCAGCCGACGCGGCGTGGTGCCGGCCGGCGTTCCGCCACTGCCTCCCGGGCTTCAAGCTCGGCGATCCGGTGGGTGGCCTGACGCACGATGGAATCGAGCATCGCGTTCTGCCTCAGCAGGCTGGCGGCCAGGGCGGCCACGGCTTCCGGTGCGGTCGTGGCGGCGCGGAGCAGTTCCAGCTCGTGGCCTCGAAGCTCAAGATCCCGCTGCGGCGTCAGCGTGGGGACCATCCAGGGGCTCCAGCCCATGGCTCCATTGCAAGGGATGGCCCAGTCTGGTCTAAGGATCCGCAGGACGTCTGTCACCATGCCCACCCTTCAGCAGGTCATTGATGACGACGGGCAGACGGTCTGGGAATGCTCCGGCCATGGCGTCATCGTCCGCCACCAGCAGCAGGCCCAGGCACAGCTCCATTGGCACTGCCAGGCCATCGCCCGGGGCTATGAAGGGGACCCGCCGCTGCTCAGGCCTTGACCGCCGGGCACGTCCCCAGCCCCCAGTCCACGAACAGCTGGCGCGGGTCGGTATCCCGCAGCCACCGGATCAGCACCTGCAGGTCGGGGATCGATCGCAGCCCCACGCAGCCGGCGGTGCCCGGGCTGGTCCCGTGGTTCGCGTCGTAGTGGGCCTCGATCGCGCTCCGGCGCGTCGTGCCCGGCGCCAGGTAGGTGAGCGGCACCGACGCCGGCCCCAGCCCCGCCCCCCAGCTCCCGCTGTAGTTGTCCCGGCCGCCGGCCCAGGCGATGTTCTCGATCCGGTAAAGCCCTTCCGGCAATGGCTCCAGGCTGCCGGCCCGCGAGGCAGCACCGGTGCGGAACTCCTGCGCCCGGGGCGCTCCCGACACCACCATCAGATGGTCGACCACCCGGCCAGCCTTCACATAGGCGAGTTTCAGCAGCACCAGGCCGCGGCCATCCATGGTGCCGGTGCGGGTCAGCCGCAGGTGTGGCGCACTGGTGCGGGGTGCCACCAGCTGGCCGCTGCCGGTGTCGATGGGCGGGCGTGCGGGGGATCCCTGGGCTCGCCAGAGCTCGGAAAACTCCCGGCGCTGGTCGTCGGTCAGCAGCTCATCCAACCGGCCCAAGGCGGCCAACTGGTGGGGCGTGAGGGTGCCCCGCTTGGCGGCTTCCTGTGCTGCAGCACGGACAGAGGCGAAGGTCATCGGTTCCGGATGTTCAGGGGCCTGGCCGCCTGGAGCGGATCGAACAGCCCAGCGATGGCGTCGATAGACGGTCATGAATCGGGGGTGCGAGAGGTCCGTACCGCGAGGCCCAGGCCGACGTTGGCGGCGCCGATGAAGGCCCCCATGGCGGCATCACGCGAGGACCGGCAGGCTTCCCCACCGCCATGGCTGCGGCACGCCATCCAATCGATCGTGGCCACGGCAGCGGAGCCGATCAGGCAGACGCCGACGAACACCAGGATGGGCCCCAGGTAGCTCTCGATCCGACCCATGGTGTGGCCCGCGGTGCTCTCAGTCTACGGAGGCGCAGGGGTCAGGCCAGTTCGGGGCCCACGTGCCGGATCTGCACGGTCACGTCGTAGAAGCCGCCGGCCTTGGCGGGGCCTTCGTCGAGCTCTCCGTCGTAGATCCAGCGGTCGGTGGCTGGTGCCAGCCATTCGGGATCCGTATGCCCCCGCCAGATGGTGGCCACCGGCAGGAGGAACGAGCGATAGCCACCGTCGTGCTCGCGGTAGTGCTCGCGCAGCGTCTCCAGCTCGCTGTCGCGCATGTCGACGAACGACAGGATCAGCACTGCCCCCACCATGGCGGTGGAGTGGTTGAACCGCACGCCGGCACCGCTCAGGCTCGACGTGGCCGACATCGCGTAGCTGCCGAAGTCGTAGCGGCGGCCCGTCGGCTCAATCGCCGGGAAGTCCTCGGCCACCTCAGTGCTGAACGGTGATGATGCCGTCGGCGATCGTCAGCGGGCTCGCGGTGAGGGTGATGGCGGAGCCGAAATCATTCAACGCAACCAAATTATCCGCCGATGCAGCCCCTCCTCGCCGCTTGTAGTACACGGCCCCGTAGGCGGTGCCGGTGAAGCCGGTCCAGGTGACGGCCTGGAATGTGTAAAAAGTCCGTCTCGCCGCAGCGTCCTGGCTCACGGTGATGGTGCAGACCTTGCCGCCTGCCGTGTAGCCGGTTGCGCCGGTGATCTCGCCGGTGACGTCCGATCGCCTGGTGTGGATGATCTCGTTGGCAGCCGCCACGCCCGCGGCGTCCAGCAGCATCACCCAGAAGGTGTCGGTGTCAAAGTCAATGGCGCCCGTGCCCTTGTCGAGCTCGCAGCTGAAATAGAGGAACGACGCCACTGCCGGCCGATCGCAGGTTGGGGCTCAGTCTACGGAGAGGCAGAGAAGCTGGACAGGGCTAGACGATCGCCACCTGGCCGCTTGTCCAGACGTTCGATCCCAGGCTGGTAAAGCTGGTGCCAACCGTCACGGTGGCCACCAACCCGTAGCCGGAACCATTCACGGGCGAACCAGAAAGGGCAAACGAGGCAGGGAACCTGGGCTGAGGATAGAGTGACCGAATCTCGATGTGGGTGATCTGCCTTGACTGGCCAAAGTTAAAGTCAAGTCGGGCGGTCGCTCGCGCCGTTGCCCAGTTCTGCACACCGGCACGGTTTGAGTCTGCCGACACACCATTGACGATCGTGCTAGCGCCGCCAGTGAAAAAGCTCAGGTTGGATGTGCACGTGATCCCGCTCGACACCAGCGTCCCGGCGTCCCAGAATCGGATCTCAGTAAGGTCAAACGTGTCGCTGTTTAGGGCAGTGGAAGCGAACCCATCCATCCGCCAATATTGATGCACAGCGTTCTGCACCCTGCTGAGAGTCAGCAGCCTAAGGCCTTGCTCACCGTAGACCGGCTCCTTCCTGCCCGTCCGCCTTATCCCGCTCATGCGTCCTTAACCCCAGACCATTGATAGGTGACCAGGTTGGCCGTGGTGGTCACGCCCTGGATGCTGTCATTGGTGCTGCCCAGCGCGATGCCATCGCCCGGAAACTCATAGAAGAATGTCTCTTTCGCGACCAGTGAAATCTCCGTGAACTGGTTGGTGGCTGCCGCTGTGCCAACGCTACCGCCAGAATTGGGCACGTTGTAGAGCTTGACCGTCTCGGGTGAAGTGTTGCCGTTAAACAGCGTTACGCCCTTGATGAATGTCTTGGTGCTTGCCGGATTGGTATAGATCGCCCCGACGGTGCTCGGCAGCGTGGCGATGTTGGCAAGTGGTCCGCGAACGATGGCCATTAGTCCGGCTCAAACAGATAAAGGGCTACGTCTGGGAAGAGATAGACGCCTCCATGCAAGACTAACGCCCCCGGAGGGCACGCGCCCGGCTCCCACGTCACCGTCGCTGTGATGTCGAAACCCCGCACCGGGCCTTGCCCAGGAGCCCATGTGATTGTGGCCGTCTCCGCCAGGCCAGGCACGCGCACCGCAGCCGCGCCCGGCGACCAGGTTGTGACGACCAGGAACTCCCGCGGGCCCTGCGCTGCACCCGGCGACCAGGACACCACGGCCCGAAGCCTGAACCCGCTGGCAATGGCGCTCTCCGGGGGGATCCCCTCCAGCTCCAGTTCAACGTTGTGCCGATTGAGCGGCGATCCCTCATCAAGCGGCACATCCTCAACAGTGGGCGAGCCGGCATAGACCCACCGATGCCCTGATGGCGTGAACCCTGCCGGTGCCGTGGTGCCGATCAGCAGGTCGTCAGGGATCAGGAACGGCAGGAACCTGCCTAGCTGGCTGGCGTAGTGGTCGTGGATGTCCAGCATCTCCACGGTGCTGAGCAGCGTGAACGCCAGCCGGAGCCGGGCGCCGGTGATGGTGTTGCTGTGCCTGATCCGCGTCTCCCGCCCGTTCAGCGTGCGGTGCGCCGTGTGTGGGTAGACGCCGGGGGTGAAGGTCCGACCGGTGGGGAGCAGGTCCGAGGGGAAGTCGGCCATGGCTTAGGCGTTCCTCGTGGCGGATACAAGCCTGATCTTTGGCGCCGTGGGGTAAATCCTCCACCCACGGAACCAAGGATCGTTAGTGTCAATCCTTACCCATATTGCGCCTCCCGGTGGGTAGTAATCAGTACCTCCCAGTATGTCGCCACTCACGACACGCGCTTGATAAACCGTTACCACTCCGCCGGCATTAGTAATAAATCCGTTAAGCGCCCATGATTGCACCACCCCGGCCGGGACCGAAATGACAGTCGGCGGCCCGCCGCCGGTTTCACCCCATCCGCTAGTACCGTAATAAGTTGAGACTGGGAAGGTTTGGACGGCGAATACAAGCGTCCAGCTAGCGCTAGGCCAGTCGCTCCAGTCGGTAGGCCATGGCGTATCCGTGCTTTCCGGTATCCGCCGATTATATTCGTCGACCCAAGCCGCAGGCGCACTGCCCCCAGGCGGCACGCCTGGCGGCGGCACGGTCACATCAGGCGGCGGCGTCTGGGTGTCGGGCGCATCCGGCGCTGGCGGCGTGCCAGGTGGCGGCGGCACATCGGGATCGGGGCTGTCGCCCGGGGAGCCTTCACCACCACCACCACCGCCGCCACCACCGCCGCCGCCGCCACCCCCACCGCCTTTACGGAAGGCGATCCCGCCCCAGGTGCTTCCGGTGCCGCTTCCTGTGCCGGCGTCGGCAACCTCCAGTCCATCGGCATAGGGGGTGTTGGCCCAGTTGATCGGGTCGATGCTGTCCTCGGCCGGCACGCGGGTGTCGGTGGAGCTGTTCACGTCGCACGTGATCGCCGCGGCCTTGCCGGTGGGGAACAGAACGCCGCTGGCCGTGGCGCTCATCACGTCGATCGCCACCAGGCTCTGCAGATCCTCGTTCACCGGGAAATGCGTCAGGTCCAACGTGATCCCGCCATTGCGGCTGCGGGTGATGCTGTCCACCTCGTAGAAGTAGCTGTAGGTCTGGGCCTCGCCGCTCGATACCCGGCGGGTGAACTGCACCTGCACGATGTCACGCTTCGCCAGGGTGGCGTTGAACTCGCCGGGCCGCACCTTGGCCCGCAGCGTGTGGGTGACGTGCCGGCGGCGGGCCAGGGTGTAGGCGCCGGCACGAACAATGTGGAGCTCGCTGGTGGCGAAGGCAGACAGGTCGTGTTGTTCATAGGGGCCGCTCCCGGCCGTGCCCACGTAGCGCACCTCGGTGGTGCGAATCAGTCCGATGTCATCCTCGGGCTGCTGACGCCAAAGCATCAGGAGGCAAACCGGCTTCCGTTCCGACAGCGGCACATAGCTGATTTCGATTGAATCGGGTTCGATCATTGATTCGTCGAACACGAAACGCGGCGTGATCGGCCCCGTATCGAGCACGTCGCCATCGGTCACCGGCAGCACCGGGCTCATCCCGAACAGCCCGCCGCGGCGAGTCTTCGTTAGCAGGAAATAGGGGGCGTGAGCTGCGATGAAGTCTTCGATGTTGGCGGCAGCCGTGAGCACGCCATCAAACTGAAACCCCATCGCCTGCACGAACCGGGCCGCAGCCGTCAATCGGGCCGTATCGATCATCGCGGTAGGCATGCGGCGCGAGCGCACCACCATCCACTGGATCAGGTCCACCACGTTGTTCGATGGCCCGGTCAGCCCGTCCACCAGGCGGACGACGTGCATGCCTCCGCGAACGAACAGGTGCACCTGCCGGTTCCACTGATCGAAGCCATCCGGGACGGTGATCTCGAATGAGCCGGTGGTCAGGTCTTCGTAGGTGCCGCCGATTCCGCAGTAATAGGGGCATTCAGGCTTCACGTAGCCGGCACGTTCAACGATGAGATTGCCCGGTTCCCAGTTGCCGGCACGGCGGGCGTAGGCCTGGGAGAAGGTGCCGACCCGGCAGGACCGCTGGAAGGTGTCCCGGATCTGCACGCCATCAATCACTCCCTCGCTGATCACCAGCCGGTAGTAGGCCGTCACTTCATTGGTGGCGCTGTTCTCGAAGCGGGCTTCTGCTGCTCCGGGGCTGACCAGCACCCCACCGGTAGTGCCCACCCGGCGGCAGAACACTACCGGCACCGGCTCGCCGATCGTGATGCCGCGCTGCTGGGTGTCGAGGGCATCGGCGCCAGCGGCAGCCTCAGCCGTGAGCGGCGCACCGATCTGGCCGTTCTGGTAGGCCAGAACCAGGAACGGATCGGCGCCGGTGATCGTCATGTTGTGCCGAACAGCTTTGCCGGCACGCCGACCAGCCGGGTGGTGAGCAGCCGCGGCGGCACCTGGGCGCCGACCGGCGACAGGCTGCTGCCGAGCTCCAGGGTGAGGGTGGTAACGCCACCGCTGGCACCCACCACCTCGCCGGTGAAGCTGGCCACCAGGGTCTGATCGGCGATGGGGGCAACGGTGGCGCCGGGCTGGAGAGTGTCGAACTCATAGGCCTCAATCGTCACCAGCCGGCCCGCCCGCAGTGCACCCTCCACCTCGGCGACAACCTGCGGCGTGGCCGGCAGGTCGACGCTGGTGCCGCCTTCATCGGATCCAGAGCCATCGGTCAGGCTCTCGCAGTCGAACGCCAGCCACGACCATGTGGCGCCATCGTGAACGATGGTGCTCCCTGGATAGCCCCCCTGCCAGCGGGCATAGGTGGCCGCGGCGTCGTAGATCCTCAGGTACTGCGCCTGTCCGCGTGCCATCAGCGCATCCCCGTGGCATAGCGGCCGGCTGGCGTGCGCAGCTGGCGGATCGTTTCAGACACCCCCTGCCGCACCAGCCGTTCGACGTCTTCGATCGCCAAACCGCCGCGGCCGTCCGGCAGTTGCTGGAGGGGCCCGGTGGTGAGGTTCACGGTCACCGGGCCTGCGGCCGCGCCACTGCTGCTGGTGCTCGAGGGGATGGCGGCAGCGCCCCGGGCGCCGGCCATGATGTTGGAGGCAAAGCCGAGAACCTTCTCCTCGGGGACGGCGTACTCACGCCCCGAACGGTTGTCCCCCAGCAGGCCGACGGTGGGCTGGGTCACGAACCCGCCAGCAGCGAAGGCGGGGACGCCCACCTGCGCGAGGAATGGCAGGGGCCCCATGCGCAGCGCTGCCCGGGCCATGTTGAGCCCGCTGATCATCCGGTTGATCAGGTTGATGACTCCGTTGATCGCATTTGCCGCCCAGCTCAACAGTCCCCGCAGTGCTGTCTTGCCGGCGTCAACTAAGAAGGTAAATGCCTTCGTCACCGGCCCCACGAACACGTCAGAGAAGAACTTCCCGATCGCGGTGAACACGCCACGGATCCAGGTAGAGAACTTTTGCCAGCCGTCGGTGAGCATCTTCCAGCCGACCTGCGCAGCGATGCCGATGTTTTCCCAGCTCTTAACGAACGGCTGAAACAGGAGGGTGTTGAACATGCCGCCGATGGCGTTGAGGATGTCGCGGCTCGTCTCCCACCACCACTTAAAGAACGCCCCGATCTGATCGCGGAAAACGAACAGCGCCACGCCGGCAGCGATCAGGGCGGCGACCAGCAGAACGGGCCATGACACCAGCCCGGCCGCGATGGCGCCAATGGCAGTCAGCGCCGGGCCGACCGCGCCGAGCACCGCCACTAACCCAGTGAACACGGCGACGATCGGGCCCCATGCGATGGCAATCAGGGCGCCGGTAACAAACAGGGTTTGCAGTGGGCCCGGGAGCTGGCCTAGCCCGGTGGCCAAAGCGCCGACCACATTGGCCAACGCATCCAGCGTTGGCATTAGTGCGGTTGCCAGCTGGACGGCCACCCGTGTAAAACTGGCTTGAATGCCTGCGAATTTGTCGTTCAGTTCGTCAGCCTGCGCTGCAAACTCGTCGGTCATCGTGACGCCCAGCTCCTTAATCGCTTTCGATCCCATGTTGAGCATTGGGATCATGTCGGCGCCGGCTTTGCCAAATAGTTTCAGGGCGAGAGCTGTTTTTCCAGCGCCATCCGGCATGGCCTTGAACTTGTCGGCCACCTCGAGCATCACGGTATCGACGCCTTTTATCTTCCCGGCAGCGTCTCTCGAGCTAATGCCCAGCTCCCGCATGGCGTCGAGGGCTGGCCCCTTGTTGGCAAGCATCCCCTTGGCCATCTTCGCCATGGCCGCGGCCACGTTATCGATGTTGGTGCCGGACATCTCAGCCGCCCGGCCAAATCGCGACAATACCGGGACACTCACTCCGGTCTTCTGACGGAGGTCGTTCATGTTGTCAGCGGCGTCGATGGCACCCTTCGCCATCGCTGTCAGGCCAGCAGCCGACAGGAGAGGCGTGAGCGCCCCCATGGCGCCCGCCAGGCCCCCCATGCCCACGGCACCGGTGAGCTTCTGCATCACGCCACTGGTGGCGTCCGCCGTCTTCCCCACGCCACCGATAGCGCCGCCAAGCTTCGCAATGGCCCCCTCGCCCTGGACGTCGGCGCGGATCTTCAGCAGCGCATCAAGGGAGACGGCCATCAGCTGCTGCGCTCCCGCTTCGCGGCTTCATTGAACAGTTCCAGTGCCCGCCGTTCCATGATCTGCACCTCCTCCAGAACGGTCTGTGCCTCAGTAGAAGCAGGCAGGTACATCGTAGCGAGGGCCAACAGCACGCCATAGTCCAGCCCGATCAGCCCGCCGGGCCCGGCCCGCCACTGCGTCTGGCACCTGAGGAACAGCTCCACCGCCGGCCAGTTCTCCTCCCACACGCCATAGTCCGCCGCCGGCTGATCATCCTCCGGGGGCTCCAGGCCGAAGGCCCGGGCATCGCTTGCCAGGTTTTCGGATTTGCGCGGGCCGCTGAACCAGTGCTCGACGGCCCCGGTTAGTTTTTTGCCTTGGCCCCGGGAATCGAATCGTTCCATGCGGCCAGGATCGCGTCGGCCACGTCGCCGATGTTCAGCAGCTGCGCCTTGGTGGCTTCGCTGAACGGCACCGGCTGAGCGTCGGGGCCCTCAGAGTCGAGGATGCCGGACCAGCCCACCACCAGCTCGTCGGCGATCTGGCGCGGGGTCAGGATGTCATCCAGCAGCGCTTCATCTGGCTTCCTCCCCTTGCCCTTGCCGGGGGCATCGTTTTCAGCCGCTTCAATCTGCTGCTGCAGGGCGCCGAGCCTGGCCTTTTGCAGCAGCAGCTGCCGCCCCAGTTCTTCGCGCCGCTCCTGGCTCACCCGGCGGAACTCCACGTCAAAGGTGAAGCTGCGAAACCGGCCGCCGCTCTGGGGCACCTTGATGGGGACCGGCCAGAGGTAGGAGTCGGGCTGCTCGAGGTAGAAAGACATCAGGTGAAGACAAAGGTGTGATCGTTGTAACCGTTGGTTGCCGTGGGGATCGGGATGAACGGCAGCTTCAGCATCTCCACTCCGTCGCCGTCCTCATAGGCCGGATCACCAAGGCTGCAGTTGCTGCTGGTGTGGCTGATGATGTTGCCGGCGACTGTGCCGTGGGTCCAGCTGATGGTGCCGCCCGTCTGCGCCGATGCATCGGCAAAGTAGTTCTTGTCGGCGATTGTGGGCGATTCGATCAGGATCTCCCCTTCGGGGGCTCGCTCGTCATCGATCCGGATCTGCTTCGTGCAGCCGGCCCGCTGGTGCAACTTCGGCGAACGGCCAGACTTCAAGGTGAACGACTCCATACACGCGGAGTAGGAGTAGACCGAAATGGGGGTCGTGTTGTCGGCGTTCACCACCACCGGATCCGCCTGGGCGGCAAAGGTCTGCGACGGGTTCGATACATCGGTGGGCACCGCGTATATGCCCAGGCCGGTGAACTTGCCCATCGGGATCCCGTTGGTCTTCAGCTCCACCTCGATGTCCCCCCGCACGCCGGTCAGCCGGTGGCGCTTGCCGCCGTGGTGAACGTCGAGGCAGAGCGATTCGTAGCCGGTGCCGATCGGGGCGTAGGTCACCGACGTGCTGGCGACGATGGTTTCGCTGTAACCGGCGGCGCGGAAGAACAGGCCGATCTTCGGCGCGGTTCCGGCGGTGCCGCTGCCGGTGAGCTCGAAGCCGAACGAAATCGCCCCCAGCCGCTGCGTCACCATCCGGGGGCGCTGGCTCACGTGGGGGTAGAGGATATCCCGGGTGATCAGCTCCATCTGCAGCGGGTCAAGCTGCAGATCATTCATCACCCGAACGGCATCGCTGCCGGCCATGGTGGGCGCCGTGCCATAGGTCGATTCGGCCTTCGCCAGGATCAGGCGGTCGCTATACCTGGGCATCGTCCTGATCCTCGATCAGTGGGTCGGGTGTGGTGTCCT